TGCAGACGCCAGAATGCCATTTCAGGACTCCTTCACAGGGGCCTTTGAAGGCCCTTTCACAGCGGGTTTCGGGGGGATGACCTGCTCGGCCGGAGCTTCGGTCTCGGCCGCGGCCGGCGTCAGGCTGCCGTCCTCATTTCGGACGAAGCTGCCGCCGGACTGCGGCAGCGGGTGGTCAGGATCGGTCATGGAGAAATCCTCAGCTGGTCGGGGATGATGAAGTCGAGCTGATAGAGGATGGTGCCGCCGGCCAGTGACAGGAGCCGGCCTTGCCGCATCCGGAACACCCCGGGGGTCTCACCGGGACTCCAGCCGGCAATCGCGGCAACGGTCGACGCGATGAGCTGCTCGATATCCGTTGCGGCCGTCGCGCCGGTGCCATCGTAAACCGGCAGGCTGATCAGCACCGCCACGCCGCGGTCGACGTTCTGAATGAAGGCGCCCGTTGCAGAAGGCACATCACGGCCGCCAAGATCGGCCGGCAGCACATGGGCGCGCAGGACTGGCTGATTTGCCTGCCCTGACTGCATCAGCGCCGCCAGATTTCCCGCTGCGTGGATGCGCCCGCCGAACAGGCCGGCGGCATGCAGGCGGGCGATCACGGCCGGAATGATGGGCGTGGTCAACATCAGATCCAGCCCTTCATGGTGTCGGCCGTGAAGTCCCGCTCCCGGTCGGTCACCCGGGCGCCGGTCTCACCTGCACCTTCCGGTTCGCCGCCGGCCTCGATGGGCAGGCGCATTGTGCCGTCGCCGATCTCGCGCAGCTGGCGCATCGCCTCGGTGTAATCGTCTTTGATCTTCGGGCCGGGCTCGTGGCGATGCAGCTTCCAGATGGCGATGCACAGTGCGATGTCGGTCAGGAGCGGCGGCACCTCGCCCAGGGGCAGCTGGTACCGCGCGCCGATCCGGGCGTCGATCACGGCGTCAGTGTCGGCAAAGGCCCGGTCGATCACGTCATGATCCACGCCGCCGGTGGCAACCAGGCCGCGATCGGTCAGGCCGACGATCATGGCCTCACCGTAACGGTCAATCAGCTGCTCAAGGGTCGCGTAAGCCATCATTGGTCCTGAAGATCGGGTTGAACCGCACTGGGGTGGGCGCATCTGCCGCCGGCCATAACAGCCATCTGTGGCTTCACGCGGGAAAAGCGCGCTTAGGTCTGATGCGTCCGCCGCAAGGCGGGGATGGGGCGGCCCGAAGACCGCCCCGCAAATATCGGGGTCAGCCGGCCAGCATCCGGACGGCTGGACGACCGAGGAAACCGTGGATGCGGACTCCCCCGACCAGACGGTCATTCAGTGCCGTTGCAGCCATCGTGATCCGGCGCATGGGCTGCAGTTGCGTGATCCGACAGGGCGGGGTTGCGAACGACCAGGTCAGACCTTCGCGGATCATGCCGCCCAGCCGGACCGACAGTTCGCCGATGAGGGACGCGACCGCCTCGACCCAGCACAGCGTGGCCAGGCAGACGACCGCAAGGTATCGAAAACAGGTGCGCATGAACGTTCCTTGGGTTGGAGTTGGGTGCCGTTCTCTCTCGGCCGTCACGCCCCCTTGCGACGTTCGCGTCCCGTCTCGCCACGGGCGGCCTACTCGCTTCGGTCCCCGGACCTTGGCAGGGTGTTGTCTATGGTCCGGATCATCCCTCGGCTTTCGCTTGGAATCTGGTTGCGGGGACCGGAGTCGAACCGATGGCCTGGGGATTATGAGTCCCCCGCTCTGCCTCTGAGCTACCCCGCAGGATGTCTCTGGCAGCCGGGCCGCCAGCGACAGGCTATTCAGAAGGGGATCGGAAGCTCTTCCCAGTCCTCATCCAGGACCGCGCCGGCCTTCACCAGAACGCGGAACTCGGCTTCGGTCACCGGGACGGTGTCGCCAGCGGCGTAGTCGGCCCCATCATGCGAGATCGGGCTGACCACTGTTGCCAAGCCCTTCTCGACCTGGCCACCACCTCCGCCGACACCATGAGCCGGGGCGGCCTTCGGCTCTGCGGAAGGGTCCACCGTCTCGGCAAGCGGTGCCGCCACGGCCGGCTCGGTCGTCGCAGCCTCGCCGGCGGTTTCCGGCCCGGCAGCGACGGGTTGATCGTTTTCCGTCGCCGCGGACACCGGGGTTTCGGCCGGCGCCGCCTTCTCAGCCTTCGGAGACTTCGCCATTTCAGGCCACCGCATTCTGGATGAAATAGCCGACATCCTTGGCGATGATCAGCTCCTTCACCCGCTCGCCGGTCCGGATCCGGAACCCGCCTTTCAGACCGATATCGGGATCCTCGATCCGGCCCGACAGCCGCCCGCCATACTCGGCGGTCAGGCCAAAGGTGACGCCACCGCCCTCGACCGTCGCCATGGGGTTCTGGTGAATGAGCGAGATGTGCTTGCCCCAGGCGCGGGCATAAACCGGGGTCTGGCCGGGCTTCGCGGTGTTGACCATCGCATCGCCGATCAAGAGCCGGCTGATGCCCTCACCGGCGAACAGTTCCAGGAACTGCTCGCGGCTGACGATGCCGGCATTCGAGACATTGCCCTTGATCGCGTTGACGATCTTCGGGTGGCTCGACAGCTTGGCCCAGACTTCGCGGCCCATGACCATCGTGTTGGGGGTCAGGATGGTCGTCGCCAGCATGCCGGTCTTGATGACCGAGATCGGGTCCGAGTTGGTGTAGTCCGAGAACTGCGACGTGCCGGAAAGCGTGATCCGCTTGTCGGCCGCATAGGTGGCCAGATTGAAGACCGTGCCGGCAACACGCGCCTCGCGGATGTTCTCGATCGTGTCCGTCAGCATCTGGGCCGAATGGGCTTCCGGGTCATAGGTCGAGCGGCCCTGAGCCCGGGCGGTGGCGGCGGCTTCGATGTCCGAATAGGGGATCGGCGTATCCAGGCCGAAGTCGTCGACGCTGGCGGTCTCCTCGGTGCCCGAGAAGATCACCTGGTTGACCTGACCCAGACGGCCGACCCGGGCGTCAGGCGTGTTGAAGGCCTCCGACATCGGGTAGGTGGTCCATTTGAACTTCTCGGCCGAGACGCCGAAGCGCGGCAGGACCTGGTCGGCGATCTTCATCATCGCCGTGTTGCGGAAGCCGATCGAGATCGCCGTCAGGACGGGATCGACGACAAAGGGGCGGGTGGGGGCTACCATGGCAAATCCTCAGGCTCAGGCGCGGTCGAGCAGCGACGGGTTGACGTTGACCCAGATCAGGTCACCGCTGACGCCCGGTTCGAGGGCGAAGGCGACGACGCGGCGGGTGGTGGCGGCGGCGGCAACTGCCGCGATGCCGGCGCCATTGGCATCCGACATGATCGGGCCACCGGCATTGACGGTGCCGCCCAGCTTCAGCTGCGCGAGGCCGCCGAGGGTGACATCGCACATCTCGCCGAGGGCTGCGCCCATCGCACCGGAAACGCCGATGGCCGGGGTGGTGGCAGCCGCGGCCGTCGCAACCTTCGACGAGGCCGCCACGTCCGAGAAGACGACGATGCGGTTGGCGCCGATCGCGGCCGAGGCCTCATAGCTCTTGATCAGGGGGGTGGTCATTTCGCCTCCGATGCGCGCTGGACCGCGGTGATCCAGTCGATGTTGTTGCCCTTGGCCGCTTCGGCCGCCTGCAGCGCCTTCGCCTTGGTGACCAGATCGGTCGCGGTGGCGTGCTGGGTCGTCGCCGGGGCTTCGCCCGGGTTGACCCGGCCGGGCATCAGCGCAAAGCCCTTGACCAGCTTCTCGGTGCGCTCGGGGTTTTCCCGGTGCATGGCCACGAACTCATCGCGGTTCTGTGCGTTCAGGCCCATCCGGCCGGCCTTGATCTCGGCGTCGATGAAGGTTTCCGCCGCGGCCTTCTTGCCCGCGTCCTGCATCGCCGTCAGCTTGCCCGACAGTTCGGTCACCTGCGCCTGCAGCGCCGGCATGGTGGTCTTGACGTCCCGGCCGGCGGCCTGGGCGGCCGCCAGAACTGCCGCCATGTCGGCGGTCTCCGCCAGGCCGAAGGCGCTGCGCAGATCGGGCAGAGCCGCCTGAAGGGCGACCTGGTCGCCCGGCTTGGCCGGCAGCGCCGCGAGGATCTGCTCCTCCGTCGCAGCCGCGTTCAGGCCGAGCTTCTCGGCCAGTCGTTCCATGAAGTTCACGTTGCCCTCCTGGTGCAGCGTGGCGAGGCCACGCAGGTTCGGGTTGTTGACCAGTGAAGCGCGCAGAATGCGCTGCACGGTTTTGTCGTCGGTGTGAAGAAAGACCGGGCTGATGCCCCGGTATGCCTGATCGGCCACGAGTTCCCGGCCGGACTTGGTCCAGCGCACCTTGCCCCAGATGCCATCGGCCCGGGCTTCCATCGCCGTGATCCAGCCGCGCGCCGGCGACGGTGCGCCTGGCGTCAGATCGGTGGCATGGTTTTCATCAAGGGGAAGCTCGGCGTTCCCGGCGAGACTGGCGGCGATCAGCGCGGCTGCGTCCGCCACGAAGTAGGGACCACGGCCATCATTCGTCTCGATGCGGCCGGCGGAAGTCGGAAGCAGATGAATCCACTCGGGGGGCTCTTCCGACGCCGGGATGGCGACGCCCATGAGGGCGACCGTTCCGGAGCTGAACTGATGGGCGGCGATTTGCATGCCGCCAATGTCGCGGATGCCGGGAGGCCAATACATCCGCAACAGCTTGCGGGGTGCGGCGCATCTCCGTCACCCGAAGCTGCGCTACGGATCGCCCTGCGTCAACCGGGTTGAGCCAGGCTCTCCAGGTATTCGGCCACGATCTCCTGCAGCCCGGCCTTGTCGGTGTCGGAGACGCCGAGGAAGGGCCGGGCCGGGATGTCGCCCCACGGGATGTGATGGAAGTGGTCGCGGCCGAGACGGTCCTTGCCCATGAACGCGCCAAAGGCGCCTTGACCTGCGCCCGTCTGCATGACCGCGGCGTAGATCATGGGTGAGCCCCATTCCGCCCGGTCGGGGCCGGCCTGACCGAATATCTGCCGGGACAGCATGCCTGACGGTCCGAAGAGCGGTCGATCATCGACCCGGTCACCCCGCCTCCGGTAAGCTGCCTTGGTGACCTCGGATTTCGGAGCCCAGGGCGTGCCGTCCGGCGCCGCGCCGGTGGAAAAACGGTCCTTGGTGGAGGTGACCATGAACTCCGCGATCTCCTGCATCACGGGCGTGAGGTCGCCCAAGCCATCGGCCAGGCGCTGCAGGGGACGCAGCAGGTCGGCATCGTTGAATTCGATCTGCATCATGGCTATATTCCTTTCGAGGCCGTGTACCCCGATGGGCAAGGGGGTTTCCCTGCGTTGCAGGAAATGGATGTCAGTTCGAGTCTGACCCGGCCTCAGATCACCCCTTCGATCAAGACGATGCCGCGGCCAATGGTTGTCGCCAGATCTCCGGGCTGAATGAGGCGACCGGTCTGGACGAGGTTCAGTACGCCTCCCGCCTTTTTCACCGGTGTATCCACCTCCACTACCAGTTTCGCATGGGAACCGGGAACATCATAGATCAGGAGGAACACCGGATCCTTCTGGGTATTGTCCAGCAGGACGGCCCTCGGTGAAACCAAATGGCGCGGGAGATCACGGTACCATGCCAGATCGAGCGGCGCGGCCTTCGGCAGCCGTGTGGTCGGGCGGCCTTTTGTGGTTACATGAGGCGTTCCCCGGAAGGTGTGCTGAATGGCGGCGTCGGTCACGGCAATCTCGGCCGACTGGGGCCGAACGCCGAGCGGTTGCGCGGCCGAAAGCCATTGCGGCTTGAGCGCGCCGATCACCATGTAGTTGCGTTCGATCCGGGAACTGAGGGCCTTGTCCAGAAACAGGCCGAAATCCTGAACCAGTTCGTCCAGACGGCCTCGGCGCGCTGCACTGTGAAACAGCGCCGCACCTATGTCTGCCGGCAGTCGGGGGATCTTGTCCTTGATGGTGTTGACCGTCCCGGCCGTGGTCAGCCCCGGCGCATAAGCCCAGCCCTTGTCGATGCCACGCGGCGTGCCGGTCTCGGGATCGATGCTGTCCCAGCCGGCAGGCAGCGGCTTGTCAGGATCGCCACCGACCCGCCGCACGCCGGCGGCCGTGCGGGCGCCGACCACATAGCAGCTGCAGCCCCAGCCATTCGGCGGGCTATGGGTCAGCCAGAAGCGGTGGTCCGGCGGCAGCGCGATGCCGTTCAGTTGCAGATGCAGCGGACGGGGTTCGCGCGATCCGCCATGGCGATAGACCCAGAAGGCGAACCTGCCGTCGACCAGCTGGGCCCGGCGCCCGGCTGCATAGGTGGTTGCAAGGTTGGTCCGGTAGATTACCCGCGTCCGCCAGGCTTCGCCCTTCACCGATCCTTCGCCCGCCCAGCCATGCCACCCGCGGCGGGCGACCGTTGCCCGGAAATCCTTGCGGAACTCCTCGAGCGATCTCCCCTCCACGATGGCCTTGTCGACGGCCGCCGCCAGGTCCGCCAACAGGTCGGCCTTCATCGCCCCGGCCACCATGAACCCCTGATCGTGAAACTCCGGGCCGACATCGGTCCAGGTAGCTGTGGGCCGGAGCTCCTGCAGCCGCAGCCGCCAGGCCGCGACCTGCTCGGGGAAGGGTTTGCCGAAAATTCCGCTGAGGTCAGTCACCGGCCTCTTCCTCGATCGCCACGCGGCCGGCTCCCCAGGCGGAGAGCAATGCCAGCGCCATGACCCGCGAAAGTTCGCCGGTGTCGAGTGACGGGAAGCCCTGCATCAGCATCTCGCGGAATTCGGCCAGTGAACCTGCGGTCTCGAGCATCACTTCGATCTCGTCGATCATCCCCTCGACCGAGGCCGCAGCTTCGCCCTCGAGAGCAGCCGAAAGCTGCTCGATTGCATCGGTCACGGGATTATTCGTGGGAGGCCCGCCAGACGCGCTCTCCGATGCGAGGGCGGTGGTGACACGCAGCAAGGCCTTACCCCCTTCAAAACGGGCTGCCAGGCCCTTCAATGGCGCTGCGGGCGGCTCGGGGGGGCTTTGCTTCTGCTCCGGCGCCAGAACCTCTGCATCCGGCGCCGGTTCGGGCAGCCCGAACTTCGACCGGACGTCCGACGACGACACCTTCAGGCCCCGGTCGATCAGCGGCGCGAGTGCGCTTGACAACTGGGCGATATCCACCGCCTCGGGCCGTGCGATCACCAGCCGGGGATAGGCGGGCAGCGAACCGAAGTTGAGCTGCATCCAGGGCCGTATCAGGTCGCGGTTCAGAATGGCCGCCAGCGCCTTGGCATCGGCCCGCTCGATGTCTTCCTGGACCTGCCGGTGTTCCTTGCCCGAGCCGAGACCGCCGGTGACCGCGTCGGTGGTGGCGGTCTGGCCGAGGACGCATTTCGAGACCTGCTGATCCAGCCAGTCCGCGCGCTCCTTGTAAAGCTCGGCCGAGGCGCCGACCGAGCCCGTCTGGACGAACTCGATCTCCATGCTGGCCGGAATGATCGCCGCACAGTCGCCGGCGATATTGGCCACGGCCTGAAACAGGGTTTCCTTGTCAGCCTCGCTGGCGCCGGCGCCCCATTTGCCCAGCCGCAACGGCTGGCCGTAGGTCTGGGTGAAGATGGCCCAGTCCCGCTCGGTGAATTTCTTGAAGAGATAAGCCCACATCGCGATCCGGCTCAGGCCCGAGCGCAGCGGCAAGCCGGATTTGGCCTTGATCGACGCACCGATGAACTTGAAGGCCGGCAGTGGCTCATCCGCACCCGATGCGGTCCGCATGGTCGGGCTGCGCAGATCCAGACGATCGACACCGAACCAGCGGGGGTCGCTCCATTCCAGTACCTGCGGCTGCCATTGGCCCTCGGAGGTATCCCAGATGATCTCGGTGAAGCTGATGCCCTTGCCGATGCAGTCCAGGATATCGAAGACTTCCTCGCTCAGCTCATCGCGCTTGAGCCACTTCGTCACCATGGCCGCGCGGTCGACATCCTCTGCCTTGTCGGAGGCCGGCTCGACCGTGATGTCGATCTGGCTGACAGACCGGCGCCGGGTGCCCAGCACGCCGACATAGTGCAGATCGCGCTCCTCGATCGTCTCGGCCAGTTCGAAGAACCGGATCGGATTGCCCATATCGGCCTCGCGCAGAATCGAGGCCAGGCGGACAGGATTAAGTCCATCTCCCGGATATCCGGACATCGGATTGCGCAGGCCTGTCGTGGTCGGCACCGCCACCTGAGTTTTCAGGAGGGAACGCTGGACTGGATTGCCACGATGGTCGAGGAGCTGGGCGGTGCGCATTACTTGGCACCCCCGTCCTTGTCGGGCTGGTCGAGGATTTCAAGCAGCGCGGCCTCATCGGAAATCAGGTTGTCCGCAGGGCAGTCTCGAAGAGCAGCGCTCATCCCAAGACCCTTCTCGCCGCACTTGCTGCAATGCCCGATAAACGGCTGGCCCATGGGACTGGTTCGGATCACAGCGTGACTCATGTCGATTTCTCCTGATCTAACCCTCTGGGCATCACACGCTCCCCCGCAGCCGGGCGCCGAGCGGCGGCTGCCACCAGCCGGTGCCCTCGTCCTGAAACATCGGGACGCGGCCGCGGGCGTCGGTCTCGCCAAGACGGGGAACGGCGCGGTAGCCATATTCCGACCACTTCATCCGGGTCGCAAAATCGGCCAGTGCGAGCGCGATGGCATAGTCGCCGTGCCGCTTCTTCTTCTGGCCCGATCCCTTCTCGGCTGCGGACTCGGTCCGTTCCGGAGGCACCCGGGCGATGCCGCGGATCACCTTCACGAGGCGCAGGTCGCCCATGTGGTCGGCATCGCGGATCAGGGCGAGGTCATCATCCTCGAAAGCCGCTTTCAGGGGCGGCATCTGCAGGCGGTACCATTCCTCGGTGAACTTGATCGCCATGATCAGGCCGGCACCCTCTTCGGGGTCCTCGCGCAGACCGAAGATCCGGCCCATGTCCTCTGCCACCGTCCAGCCCATGCCCGTGGCGTCAAAGGCAGCACCGACAAGGCGGCGCTGCACCCGTTCCAGCACCGTGCGGGCGATCATCTTCTGTTCATCGCCAGGCACGTTGCGCAGCTCATAGGCCAGCGTCTCGCGGCGTTTAAGGGTGCTTTCAATGGCCAGCAAAGACCCGGTTGTCAGGTCGCGGTGGCGGCCGAAGTCGGATCCGAAGGCATAGCGCAGTTCGAGGTCGAGATCAGCGAGCTGTTCTTCCAGCTTCGACATGAACGGGTCCAGCAGGGCCAGCTGCTGAACGCGCGGCAGGAACAGATAGTTCGCCGGCAGTTCCAGCCGCAGGACTTCCTTCCTGACCGTCATGCGCGCATCGATCAGCGGACCCGGCAGCCAGCTGCCGGAAGAGAGCGAGGGAATGCAGAACAGCTCTTCGTCGGCACCTTCGCCGTAGAAGTCGATGATGCCCTGACGCCATGACGCTTCCCCCTCTGGCGTCCAGTCCTTGCCGGTGACAAGGGCAATGCGCTGATAGAGCCCCTGTTCCAGCGCCTGGTCGAAGTCGATCCGCAGGTGATCGCCCTTGGCGCGGCCGGCCAGCACTTCCTGAATCGCAGTGTTGAAGTCGTTGTCGACGCCGTCATGGGTGGAACAGACCACCACCTGGCCGCCCCACATCAGGAAGGCCAGCGCAGCCTTCAGAAGCTCCTTCAGGTTATCGACGAAGGCGGCCTCGTCGATGATGACCACGCCCTGCTTGCCACGCAGGCCGCGCGGGGCCGAGGACAGCGCCATGATCTCGAAGCCGGAAGCGAACCTGATCCGGAAGGCGTTGATGGCCTTGTCGCCGTCGTCCTGGTCGAACAGCGTCTCCTCGACGGCGCCGGCGGCGCTGTCGAAGGCCCGCGCCCACATCGCGCAGGCATCAACGAACTCGCGCGTCATCTCGCGGCTGTACGAGATGTACATGACATCCATGCCGCCGGCGGCCTTCTGGCGGCCCGCGCGCAGAACGGCATAGGCGGCCAGCCCCCAGGTGAGACCGATCCGGCGGGACTTCTCGATGTAGCAAAGCTGCGAGCCGCCATCGAGCAGGCCCACCGCCCGGGCCTGATAGGGCAGAAGGACAGACGGCAGCCCCCTGGCCTTCACCTCAGCCGGGATCGCCTGCATCGCAGCCGCCCGCGCATCTGCCCATTGCTGTTCGGTCAGGGGGGCGGTCACAGACCACCCCCATCTGCCGATCGCCGCCAGAACTCCACTGAGGCGCTGTCAAGTTTCGGGTCCGGGCAGCGCCAGAGGGTGCGCAAGTAGGGGTCGGGCGATGAATACCAGCTGGTGCAGGTTTGCGAGCCGGTGTCCCCGCTGCACGAACTGTGCGCCCGCCTTGGCGGGGTATAGAGCACCTGCATGACTGCACGACAGTCACCGGTGGCCAGCAAGTCGCGTTCAAAGCGGTCCTGCCAGGTTGCGAGTGCAATACTGCCGCCGGCGATCAGCACCGCCGCGGCTCCGCCCACCAGCTTGCCAAGACCTTCATCGGTCACGGGGACACCGCCTTCGTCGCCGTCAGCCGCATCAGCTCATCCCCAGGGCGTGCCGGTACATTTCCAGCACCGCCTCTTCCTCGGCGATTTCGTCGGGCTTACGCTTGCGCAGGGCGATGACCTTGCGCATGACTTTGGTGTCGTAACCCCGGCCCTTCGCCTCGGCGAAGAGCTCCTTTTCCTGCTCGGCGATGTTCTTCTTTTCGGCTTCGAGCTGCTCGGCCCGTTCGATGAACTGGCGCAGCTCATCGGCGGTGACGGCGTAAGCGTCGGTTACGTCCGCCATGGCCTCACCCCTCCTTCGCGATCAGCGCACGGACGGCCGCATCCTTGGCCTCCAGCAGCTTGCGGAGCGCGACCGTGCGTTCCGGATTGCGGGGCAAGCTGGCCACAAGCTCATGCGCGAGCTTGTGAAACGGCGCACTGACTGCCTGCAGATGCGTGGGAAGATGGGAAAAGGCGAAGAACTGGAGGATGTGTTCTTTGGTCTCGGTCATCCGGTAACTCCCAGAATTTCGGCCTTGATGGCCTCGGTGGTCTCAGCCGTCAGGCCACGCGCTTTGGCGGTGGTCTCGACCGCTTCCGCCAGCCGCTTCTGCACATCGGCGGTGATCTTGGCCCGGCGGTCGGCCGACAGGTTCTGCGCGACCTGGGCTGCCTTCAGGCCGTCCGCGAGGCGCTTGAGGTCTTCGGGCACCACGCCGTCAGCCGCGTCGCCCAGCATGTGAAGGACGGTGGCCTTGATCATCTCGGCCGCAATGATGGTCAGATCGTCCGAAGCCTGGGCGTCGTGCTTCTGGGCCAGCACCGCAACGATCTCGCGCGTCTGGTCCAGCCGGCGCGAAATCCGGGCCTGGCGAAGGCTGAAGCGGTTGAAACTCGAAAACGCCGGGATGGCGAACTCCAGTTCGCCCCTGTGCTCGGCCATCAGCCTTTCGCAGCCGGCGACGAATTCGGCGTAGATCTCGGTCTGGGTCCGGTCCCGGTCGGCCAGCGCCGCAGCGGCGGTTGCCACAAGCCCATCCGCCTCGGAAGGCAGAAGGTCGAAACTGGACAGGCGGCCGCGGCCCTGTGCCATGACTCACGCCCCCGGCAGGCTGGGGCGGTCGATCCCCTCGATGGTGATCGAGAGGCGCAGATGACGCTGACCCTTCTCGGTGATCATGGCCACGACCACGCTGCCGGCCCTGGTCAGCGTGACCGCCCCCATCTGTTCAAGCCAGTCCAGTTCGCCGTGGATCCACTCACGCGGGCGGTCGATGCCGAAGCGCATCAGCTCCTTGCCGATGTAGCCCGAGTGCATCCGGAAGTCCGGCTGGCCGGCCAGCGCCTTCAGGATGATCAGCCGGGCGTCCGGGCGGATGATGTCGTTCTCGTAGGACATGGATCAGGACTTCTTCAGAAGGTGGTCTTCATGCCGCGCAACGATGGCCTCGAGCCGCGCCATGATGTCGGTCTGGCCCTTCATCGTGGCGGACATTGTCTTCAGCTCGCCCTTGAGGCCCTCCATCGCCAGCTCCAGCTCGTGCAGTTCGTCCTTCGAGGGCAGCGCCTGCTGGAACTGCTCGACTTTCGCCACACGCTGATCAACCAGCCCCAGCTGGCCGGCGAGGGCGTCAAGCCGGGCGCCGTTCTTCTTCGACGGGCCGCTGAAGATGTTCCAGACGACCGTGCCCAGGTTGATGATGGTGGACAGCGCCAGAGCCCAGAGGATCAGAACCTGGACGGAGGTTTCTTCAGGGGTCACTTACCGCCCCCCAGCCATTTCGTGGCCACGTCCTTGAGGGTGTGGCCGCCCATGTAGAGGCCCATGTAAAGCCCGCTGATCTGGATCAGCGTCTCGAAGGGCGTCGGCGGCAGCGCGATCTTCCAGATCGCATTGGCGACATGGAGCACGACAATGTTCCAGAGCCACAGGATGCCGATCAGATACATGCCCGCCGGCCGCCAGGCGCGGGCCCAGAGCGGCTCGGTCGATTCCTGCTGCAGCTGCGCCAGCTGGTATTCCAGGCCGGCGGCGTAAAGCGCGACCAGCTCGGGGCTCTGGGCCTC